CACCAATGAAGGAAGAGGATTTTAAATGAATTGTTGGCACTGTGGACATGAATTGATTTGGGGTGGAGATCATGACACTGAGGACAATGAGGATTATGATATAGTTAGTAATCTTTCGTGTCCTAACTGCCATTCAGCAGTGGATGTATGGCATCCATCAGAGAAATTAATAGAAGAATACAAAGAATACGATAAAAAATCAAAATAGTTTAGAACCTTTCTAAAGTAATCATGACATGAATGTGGTATGAATATGTCTTAAATAAGGCATAGGTGTTGCATAAATATCACAAAAATATACATAAGAGATGTCACAGATAAATGAGAGACGTTTAAAAAAAACATGAAAAAAAAGTGTCAAAGTGTCAGAATGAGCTATTATCGTTGGTATACAACAATAATACGTGACAAAATTAGTGACAGAAACTGTTTTAGTGACATAAATTTATGTCATTTATAGGTCTTTTTAAGTAAAAGGTTAGTCCAAGTTGAGTACAGTGGTGCCGCTCGGGACAAATAAATGGAAAATTTGTTAGGTGATTTATCTGGTACATCTCTTATAGGGATGATATAGGGGGATATGCCTAGGAAAAGACGTAAAGCTATCAACACTATAACAACTCCTGATATACCTTTTCAAAAAGTCAGAGTGGAGTGGGTCGACTGTGTCAGTGACTCGGCTTGGGCTACCGACAAAGAGTTTGATAAAATGAAACTGGCTTATCCTGTTAATGAGGGTTGGTTATACTCAAAAGATGATAAATCTATTAAGATGTTTGCCTCTTATGATAAAGATGAAGATGGTATTACTTTTGGGGATCGAACGATGATTCCTCGTCAGTGGGTGAAGAAGATTCAGAAGATATAACTTCACCATCTATTTGTTTTGCATTTAGAATTGGTGCATAGTCTTCTAATATTTGTTTCATTTTGTTCTCTAGTTCTTGTTCAGATAGGTCTTCTAACTTGCCTGTCTTAATAATTTTTCTATCTATATATAATCCTGCCGCTTTACCTCTAGCTATTTCCATATTTCCTGCAGTTGAAAAGGATCCTTTTTTAAGGGCCTTCTCTTTGATACGATCTAGTTCTGCCAGGTGTCCATCAAATGTTACCATAAATTTCTGTATCTTCTCTTCTCTTAGTTTACCAATATACTCTACAACTAGTGGGTGAAATTTAGGGTGTGTTAATTCATATCCTTCTTGACTGGCTCTATTGGGACTAAAACCCGCTAATTTTGCCGCCTCAGTTTTTGTAACTGGCTTGCCGTCCTTGTCACCAAAGACTAGTATCTCAGCAAACTTTCTTTGTAATTCTGTCAATCTTTTTGGTACACCCATGTTTGACAATTTAAGTCAATTATCCTATAAAGTCAATAATGAAAGAAAAAAATACTGATGAACTTAAAATAGATGTTCCTGAGGATAGAGGCACTCTGGATTTAACTAGACAAATTGATGAACTTAGACAGACTATTAAAGGCTATGAGTTTCTTCTTGATGTTTTAAAAAAAGAAATATTTGAAGCTAAGAAAATTTCATCTGAGAATGAAAAAAATAAAAATCTCTTGCAAGGATATAAAAAAGTGATAGAGGATTTGTCAGCTAAGTTAAGACAAAAAGATTAATGAGAGTACAAGACTTACAGTTGTTTCTAAGCAACTTTACGAAAGGATCGGATGCAGTTAAGAATGCAGTCATCTACGTAGAGATTAAAGGAAAACTACACGCTATCAGAAGAATGGAAGTACATGAAAATGCTACTCCAATTATTGGTCAGCCAGGTCATAGTGCACACAGATTAGTTTTAAAAACTGAAAAACCTTCGAGTCTTATCTTACCAGATAAACTTCAGAAGGATTATTAATGCACTTGTGGGCCCAGAAACTAAACTATATAAAAAACTTAAAACTGCCTCAAAGGATATCATTTGGACTAGGTTGGAAAACCTTAGCCTACTTGGTACTCCCGATCTATTGGGCTATAATAATCATTGGCACTTTTTCACTGTAGAATTAAAAGTAGCAAGCGGTAATAAGGCTCGCCTGTCCCCTCATCAAGTATCGTTTCACGCCCGCCATCCTAAGAATTCTTTTGTGCTTGTGGAGTGGAAGAAGAAGTGTTTATTGTTCGAGGGCCATCAATCGCTTGCGCTTGTTGATTCTTCGTTGTCTTCGCTTGAGCCTGTATCTTCCTCGCTTGAGGATTCAGTATCTTTTTTGTCATCGCTTGGCGCTTGATTCTTTTTAAGTTGTTTGTAATAGTTTGGATGTCTAAATATGTGGGTCACTTAATTTCAAATTCAAATGGTTCAACTTTGTCCCCATTATCATATCTTTCAGCAAACTTCGAGCATTTTTCTAAATCAGTTATTGATTCATCACTAATGACTTCTTCATAATCATTTTCTGGATCGGTCACTGAAATAAAAAAACTTTCATGAAACATTTTGCTTGCATAGTCTGGACTACCTATCCAACCAACTGATACAAGCTTGTCTGGAAACTTCTCTTGCACTGCGCATGAGATTGGACAACACTCTTTTGCATTTACGCCTTTACTAAATAGCTTGGGCGCTAGGTCTATATGTTTTTGTTTAACTTCTATTTTCATTCATCCTCCAAACAACTTTGTACTTTTTTATATGCAACAACTTTAAAATCATAACCAATAGTATCTTTATCAATTTTTAATTTTAATACTTCTTGCCATTCAATTAAAGGGTTTCGCCTATAACAAAAATCAAGACCTATAAATTTAGGTTCTTCAAATTTTACCCATTTTTGTTTTTTCATTCCTCTATCTCCTCTATATCTTCTATTGTAAAATCTCCCGCTGAATTTGACCAATCACTACTTAAATAATCAGAGGCGCATGTTTCCAATGCAATCTTCTCAGCTTGTTTTTTATTTTTTGCCTCTATTTCTGTTTCATAGATAGCGTATATAGTTTCTTCTGCTCTTACTTTATATTTTTTCATATTTTTTTCTCCAATCTTTATCAACTAAATAAATACCATCATCTTTTTCTGACCATAATGTTTCATAAGGCTGATTAGTTTCCTCAATCCAATCATCAATCATTTCAATATCTGTCATACACATTCCAGAGGAATAATCATCCCAACTTTTTATACTAGCTTTTTTTACAATCCAATCTCTATAAGGTTTATGTTCATTACCAAAGTGTTCATCACTATGATAAAATCCATAATGATCTATAGTTATATCAACACTAATTGTTTCTGTTTGTTTTTTCATTTGCCCCTCTTAAAGTATCCTATTTTTTCTAAATATTCATAAGCGTCATCCATAGTCGATCTAAAATGTTCAGTTCTATATTCGCTTGGGGTGTCTTCATCTGCTTGACAACACATACCCGCTAAATGATATGATAATGTTTTAACTTTATTCTCTAAATCTTCTATTTGTTTTATGTTTTCTAGTCCTTCGTTCATATTATCCTCTTGCTTGTTGATTTTCACATTCAAAGTTTTCTGATAAATCCCAATTATTTAATGCATTACAAAGGTTGTCCATATCATTTGCATCAAATTCTATTTTTGCATAGTTTTTATTGTGCTTAATTGTTGAATATACACCATCATCAGCACATTTATATATTACTCTATTTGCCATATTATCCCTTCTGCTCGCTCGCTTGTTGATTAAAATTTCTTATTTGTTTTGTTGTTAATTTATTTCTATGCGCTTGTTCGTGAAATTGAGCGGTATTATGCTCATCAATACAAGTTATACTTATGACCCCACCATTAAATTGTTGTGATAAATATTCATCAGCAAATATTTCACAACCTTTTTTAATGTCAGTTATAATTTTATTATTTTTATCATATTCAGTTTCAACATCTAAAATAAATCTTGCCATATTATCCCTTCTGCTCGCTTGTCGCTTGAGCCTGTGCGCTTGTTAGTTTAATCCCAACAGACGCTTGCGCTTGCGCCTGTTGGTTGGCGTCACTCTTTATAGAGGTGTACACGCTCACAAATCGACCTCTATTTATGCAACATTTAAACATCTTGCACAAATCCGTCAAAATTTTTGATTGCTCGACCCTTAGCAATTAAACCTACTACAACTTTTTTCGGGTCTAAGTGTCTTAAATCATGTTTATCACCGTTTATGACTTTACGGCCCAACCATTTTTTAGGTAGTTTTTTTCTAAATACTGTTGCTATGTTGTATTTAGTTTTTAATATTTTCTTTACATCATCTAAATTATTTTCGGCTTGTGAATAAGTTAGATCATAATTTTTAGGTATTTTATTCTTTTTGTTTAATCTATTTGTCACTTTTGTATAATCGACAAATTGAACTTGTGGATTATTATCCATTAAATTTTTGCCGTTTTCTAATCTATAACGCTCAAATGGAAGATCACTAGTACCATTTAATCTAACAGTATATTTTAATTTTTTTCTTTTTGCCCGCTCATAACCTAGTTTAATTTCACGGTCTAAATGATTTAAAAATTTCATTCTGTCAGCTAAGAAATAGAATTTTTTATTTAATCTTGATTTTTGAACGCTTGTCATTTGACCCCGCCCGCTAGTGTTTAAACATAAGTCAATACATACGGGGCTAGCGTTAACGCATATATTAACACCGCCTATTTTAGACGGGGCTAAGTGTAAAATTTCACTTAAATATTTATATCCTTTTGATTTTTGCATTTTATAAGTTGAAGACCCCAAAAGCTTTTTTTGTGGTTTATATGTATATTTCATAATTATTTGTCCTTTTTTAGTTATTTCTTTATTCTGTTATTGTCCCGCTATCCCATAAATAGCGGGTGTTAGGACAATAACATTTTTATATATAGGGCCTTGACTTCTATTTGTCAATAGGATAATAAGGGATATTAAATAAACAATAACATAAAGGATAATATAAAATGAGTAATACAAAAAAAGCGGTCATTTTTTCGGACGGTAAAATAAAACGATTTGAAAAAATAGTTAAGCAACAGACAGAAGAGAAAAAAGCGGAATTGAATAGAGCGCTAGACAATAAAGTTGATGAAGTATTTGATAAAAAATTTCAGCAATTTTTAAAAGAGTTTAAAGTTAAAAAAGAACTTGAAGACTTAAAAAAAGCTAGCGATCAATTAGATACTTTCGAGCGTCAATTAGAAGAGAAAAAAAGAACTTTAAAAGACGCTGTAAAATTACACGCTAAAAAAGTTGAAACTATTTGCGAGCGTCAAGCGAAAATAAACGGTCACAATATATATTGGGGCGGTTATGATACAGACTACAATGATTATAAAAGCAAATTAGAGAATATTTGCCGTGAAGAGTTGACAAAGCAATTTAGAAAATCGACTAAAGAAGGCCAGGAACTAGATAAGATTGATAATAAAGTCAATAATCTATTAATGACTTTGTCTTATCCAAATCTAGTTGCCGAAGAGGTTGATTTGAACAAAGCATTAGAAGACGGTTCAAGTATGTTGTCTATTGCTTTAAATCCCAATACTTTAAAACAAATAAGTAATTAACACTTGACAAAATAGGGGATAATAAATTATTATCCCCTATATAAAGAAATAAATTAACAATAAAGG